GCCCTCCGCTATCCCTCGGCGTGATATGGAAATACCAGTCGGGTGTCTGCGTTATCGCCACAACAGATAACCCCCGGATGTTCTGCGACTCATCCTCGTTTTCTATGAACATCTCCGTTATTCGGTCTGCAATGAAACCCTCAAGCGTTCCCGTCTGCTGCAAGTCCACATCAAACAAAATGTCAGTATTCAAAAGCTCCATCAGTGGCTTATATGAAATAACCTGCAGCTGCTTTGAGCGATCCGTTCCGTAGGTTATCTCGGTAATAACTCCAACGTATTCCTCGTCATCACGACTGATGCGGATATAGTCCTCCTTGGCTATCCCGGGCAAAGGAAACACGGTGATAGTATTCTCATCCGAAGATAGGTAATCCTCTTTATGCACGATCTCATTTATGTTGGTATTGGCCACCATATCAAATTTCTGTGTAAAGACTTCAACGTTATACGGTTTCATAACTTATCTTTGCCTCCACCATCATGTCCACAGAATTAAGCCCGTCGTGCGAGAGTGAAATACGGTTCGTGCCATGCTTAAGTAAAATAAAGCGCTCCGTAGTAAAATCACAGGACTGGTATCTGTCCGCGATAATCTCGCCGGACACTCCGCGCTCCGTAATGGAATACGGAACCTTTGTGGTATCGATAACCAGCCTATGATCAGCTCGAAGCGTTCCAAGATATGCCCCCGTGGCATACAGCTCATTATTCACGTAGTGCTTCCAGATAGGGTTTTCGCACGGGCCATATATCGTAATACGGCAAGGCGAATCAGCAACAGAATCAGACTCAACCATCAAGGTGTTTGCCGAAATATCCGCATAGGTGTATGGGTAGGTGTAAGGATATACTTTACCACCGACATATACCGTTTCGGAGTATTTCGTTACCGCCTTATAAAAGAGCCCGGTTGCCTTGAAAGTCACCTCGCAATTAAGCCCCAGGCCACCTTCCATAAGCTCGGACTTTTCTATATCAACGAGCCGGACCGGGACCTTGAATGTGTCATTTGTCACATACTCAAGAGTGAGAGGCGAGATCCTTATAAATCTGGCAAAGGCATGATACCTTTCGTATGCTGCCTCCCTGCCGTAAAAGAATATCTGTCCGGTTATTTCTCCCTGGGCAAACACCTCCTCAAGCGGATAATAATCTGTGCCTATCTTTTGAAACTGGGTCTCGTCCTTAAAGCCAAGACCTCCCACGCTATGAAAAAGGGACTGCTTACTGTTCAAGTCGTAAGTAGCCCCTTCACCATTTATTATTCTAAATTTTCGTATCATAGATATGCCTTTCCGAGTGTCCTATTGATGCCGCCAGACAGCTCTCCAACAAGAGCACCCGAATCAAGCACGATCTGCTGATTTGCCATCTTAGGCAGATACTTAAGGACAGCCTCTGTAAGAGAAGTAATGTCCGTGCCACTACCAGTATTTGCTCTACCCTGTATAACGGATTGCTCTATCGTACCTTTCTGTCCAGGGATAATAGCTGATGCAAGATCAGACATGGGGCCTTTCAGCTTCGAAATGTTACCCTCGATACCTTCCTTCATGAGGTCGATCATATCCGGCATGTAGGTATGGAAGTCGGAAAGCGGTCCCTTCTCAGGTTCAGAGAAGCCCAGGTAATCCTTAATCGTTGATGCCACATTTTTCACCTTGTCTATAAGGCCGCCTATCATAGAACCAATACCGGAGATCACGTTTGAAATGATATCCTTGCCCCAGTTAAAGGCATTCTTCGCAAGGTCAGTAAACACATGGCCGATATTGGAGAGCTTATCCTTAAGGCCAGACACCAAATTGGAAAAGGCCGTACCAAGGTTTGATGCGATATTGGAAAAACCACTCGTCACCTTATCCTTGATGCTTGAAAGCGCACCAGATACAGTCGAGCCAATATTCTGCAGGCCCTGGGAAGTCGTATCCTTCATATGCTGCAGCTTCTCTGTAAAAGAAGATGCAACATGGCCGATTGTATCCGTGAATTTCGTTTTCATTTCACCAGCAATAGATACCACCTTGTCTTTGATGTTGCCCCACAGGCTCTCTGTCGTAGACTTGATGTTATTCCAGCCATCTGAGATCCGGTCCTTCATATTGCTCATGGCATCTGAAACATTGGACTTTATATTATTCCAGGCCTCGGACACATTTGACTTTATGTGGTTATAAGTCTCCGAGGTTGAAGACTTAATATGGTTCCATGCATCTGAAACCGTGCTCTTTATTGCACTGGTAGCAGACTGGCCTGCGGACTTTATGTTCTCAAAAGCCCCGTGAACAGTATCTTTGATATTGCTCCAAGTCGAGGCGGAATGCTCTTTGATGGAGTTCCAAGCGCTCGATACATGCTCTTTTATGGCGCTGCCGACAGAAGTAACCGTGCCCTTGATGCCCTCCCAAGCAGCTGAAGCACCGCTTTTAATTGCATCCCAGGCAGACGAGCATACATTCTTTATTCCGTCCCAGACAGCTGAAAAGGCGTTCTTTATGCCTTCCCATAATCCGTTCCAGAAATTACGGAAGCCCTCGCAGTTGTCATATATGAGCTTAAACGCACCCGCGATAGGATTTACAAGGAACAGCGCCAGGCCCTGCCAGTTATTTTTGATGAACTCGACAATGCCCGCGAATACATTTTTTATGCCATCTACGATTTTGCAGAAGAAGTCTTTGATGCCGTTCCAGAGGTTGATCCAAAACTCGCGGAAAGCATCACACTTATTCCAAAGCAAAACGAATGCAGCAATAAGCGCAATAATAGCTGCCGCTATAAGCACATAAGGGTTCATGCTCATAACGACATTTAAAGCTGCCTGCGCGGCAGAGACTATATTAAGAGCCGACGCCAAGGTCGGAAGTATCGTCATAATAGTTCCGATAGCCGATATGACCTTACCAACTACGATAAGCACAGGTCCTACCGCTGCTGCAAAGAGAGCAATCTTTACGATCGTTTCCTTTGTGCTGTCATCAAGGCTATTGAACTTATCAACCCACTGCTGGATATGAGAGACGATTTCTCTGATAACCGGCATAAGGGAATCGCCAATGGATATGGCGAGTTCCTGCAGCTGCGACTTGAGGATTGTGAGCTGCCCGGCCAAGTTATCCTGCATAACCGCAGCCATCTTTTCCGCGGTACCGTTATACCCGTCAATGGAATCTGAACAAGTATTGATAGCAGATTCCAACTTCTGAATATCAGCCGGAGCCGCATTCATAAGTGCAAGGAAACCACTCATGGCTGTTTTGCCAACAAGGGTCTCAGCTGTTGATGCTTGCTCTGATTCAGACAGCTGTCCGAAAGCGACACGACAGTCCGCAAGAATATCATTAAGGCTTCTCATGGAACCGTCAGCATTGGCAGTCTGAATCGTAACATCACCCAGGGTTGCACCATGGATCTTTATTTCACCATTTAACTCCGTCATGATCTTACGGAGAGTAGTTCCTGCTTGAGAGGACTTGATACCAGCATTTGCCATGAGGCCGATTGCCTCTGCGGTATCCTCTGCAGAATAACCCATAGCACCTGCGATAGGAGCGACATACTTAAAAGTCTCACCCATCATGCTGACATTGGTATTTGCATTTGAAGATGCCGCTGCAAGGATATCAGCAAAGTGGCCGGAATCGCCTGCCTGCAAACCGAAAGCTGTAAGTGCGTCTGTAACGATATCTGACGTGGTAGCAAGGTCCTCGCCTGAAGCTGCGGCAAGGTTCATGATGCCCTCAATACCATCGAGCATATCCCCCGTTTTCCAACCAGCCATAGCCATGTAGTTGAATGCTTCGGCAGCTTCTGTCGCTGAGAACTTTGTCTTGCTACCCATTTCGCGGGCTTTATCTCTTAAGGCATCAAAGTCAGAGCCGGTCGCGCCAGATACGGCAGCAACCTGGCTCATGGCGGTATCAAAATCGGCAGCCGTTTTAACAGCTGCCGTTCCAAGTCCTACTATGGGAGCCGTGACCGTTCTGGTAAGAGTCGATCCGACACCCGCTATATTATCACCCAGGGTCTTCATCTTTTCACCGGTAGCAGCTATCTTTTGTAGCGCCACCTCGGACTTAGATGCCTGACCCTCCAGGTCTTTTAATTTCTGTTCTGTTTCAACAATCTCGCGCTGAAGGGCATCATACTGCTGCTGGGAGATTTCACCATTGGCCAGTTTTTCATTTGCCTGTTCAGCTGCGGTCTTTAAGGCTTCGAGTTTTTCCTTGGTCTCAGAAATAGCATCTCGAAGTAATCTTTGTTTCTGTGCAAGAAGATCCGTATTGCCCGGATCAAGTTTGAGGAGATGGTTTACGTCCTTAAGCTGCTGCTGGGTAGAACGTATCTCCGAATTCACAGTCTTTAAGGCCGTGGAGAGTTTGGTTGTATCGCCGCCGATCTCGACTGTGATACCCGCTATTCTGTTTGCCATAAAATCTCCACCTCCTAAAATGCATCAAAATCCTCCTGCGTGGCCACAGTTGCATACTCGCAATCATCATTCATGTTTTCCACGAAGATGTCGTTTACCATACCTACGGTAAGCAGGTCCAGGTCACGAAGCGATAAGCCTATCTGCAGACAACGCAAGAGGAATAATGGTGTCGTCATTTCCCTTTCACTTTTGCGAAGTTTTTTTTAGCCTCGGCGTCAGTTTTAATGTTAAGGCCCCACAGCTCAATGAGCTCAGGAAGCACCTGGTAGATTGAGAAAGTATTAAACTGGTCCAGCCAGTCCTCAACCGTATCCGGGATATTGGCATCTGCATGCTTGGCCATGATGTAGGCTATATTCTCGAACATCTCAAGGGAGAAGGTGTCGAGGTTTGATGCCTCCGGATCAGACTCGTCGATGCTTTTCTCCAGAACAGAAATATCCTTGTAGATATCCCTCTGAAAACGAAGTCTGTATATACGGGGGATAGCGGCGCTCGCTTTGAACGCCACTTCCTGCCCATCAATATTGATCTTTTTTACGATCCCCATAGCTTAGCCCTCCCCGGTGGTAGTTTCGTCTTCGGGATCTTCATAGCCGCCAACTGCATCGGGCAAGTACACATTGCGAT